CTATAAAATTCAATCGAATATAGTTAATAGATCTTGCAGGTTTAATATAGATATCTCCTCTAAATTCGTTACGATCAATCACATCTGGTGTGTTATTAGTAGCATCTGCAACGACTCTAAAATCATATATCCCACGTCTTCCTTGAACATCTCTCAAGAAAGGCTCAACCATATTAACAAATTGTGCTCTAGTAACTTCGTCATTTATTTCAAATAACATATACTTAGCTGCTGTAGAGATTGCTTTTTCCAGTGTAATAAACAATCTACGAACATTAACTCTATCAAATGCTGACGGTTTAGAGAGTAATGTTTTGTCTCCAAACAATACAGGTCCGTCATTAGAAAATGTTACACAAGGATTTATATTTCTTGTGTACAAATAATCTAATACTGCTTGATTGTTTCTTCCTGTTAATTTAATAGCATTCTTGATTTTTCCTTTTACAAGCCCTGCTGGTGAAAACCATGCATCAAAATCATTCTCTGTTTTTGCCATCAACCCTGCAATATCACCATTTAGAGGAATCCATCTATTAACATCATTATACCGATCATACATATATTTGTATGCACCATCCATGAATGCATATGATGAGTTTCCTAACGATGTTCTAGTGGCTGCTATATTAGATAGAGCTGTTGTTTCTGAAGCGATATTAACAACATCGTTTTCTTCAACAGATACACAGACAATTATATCTTTTCGCACTTCTGCAATAGAATCAATAGCATACTTAGCAGATACAGTATCAGCTCCTGCTACAAATAATATAGACACCTCTACATCTGTATTATTGTATAAATCAAATCCTGCAAGTCTTTCAGAAGAAGTTATAGCAGATCCATCAGCGCCAGCTCCAAGATCTACTCCATCAGAAGATCCTGTTAAAAGCGAGCTTTTACCAATCCAAATCCACTCAGATTCGTTATTGATTTTTGTTTTGAAATATGCAGGAGATCCATCGTAGTATATTGCAGTCGTTGATGTAGATACATATTCAAATTTTTCCAAAGCAGTATCTGATGTTCCCGTAATTAATCCATCGGCGTCATATACTACAATATGGAATTCATTTGTATCAGGAGCTGATTGAAACAAACTTCTCCATGGCCATGTATGATCACCATTAGAATCTACTGCATCAAATCCTGCAGCATTAGCATATGCAACTCCAAGAGAATTTCCTAACGCTCCTGGATATTTCGCTACGAATAAATTTGCGGATGCTGAGAAGTCCATAGCTTCATATGCATCTTGATTCTTAACTAAAACACCAGTTCCTGCAGCAGAGGCTGTAGCAGATGCGTTTAATGCTGAACTATGACATACTCTAACTACTCTCAAGTCTTTTGCATATGAAAGAAAGCTAGAAGCACATAAAAAATCTTTATAGTTTGTAGAAGTAGGTTTGCCAAATAAACTAACCAAATCTTCTTCGCTAGTAACAATTGTTACTTCTCCAACAGGTCCCCACATAAATTGTCCGACTGTTCCCGCTGTAGAAGTATCAACATTAGGCACAATGTTTGTAAGATCTGTCTCAAAAACAGCAACTCCGGGTGATACTTGAAACCCCATTTTATTATCTCCTTATTTATTTTTATAGATCAAGAATGTATATGATTATTTATACGATCTGTATTTTAACAATTAAATCAACCAATTATCATTATCATCACCATATTCAACAGACTCTCCATCATCAAAAATTCCAAAAGGAAGTAGATCTTCTTCTATATCCTTATGCTTTTGCTCTATCAATTCTTTTCTTAGAGATACATCACTATTTATTTTGAATTCGTCTCTAGTAGTGAAGAACCCTAACATTACTAAACACATAACTAAATCATCATGAGTTCCAGCTTCTGCTGCATACCCTTTTTCACCTTGCTGAACAAAAGTAGATATTTCAGAGATAATATCAGAATCGTTTATAATAAGCTTTTGTGATTCTATCATATCCTTAAATATTGAACATCCTAATCGTTTTGTTGACTTAGTTGTTCTGCATCCAGGTTGTTTATTTCCAATCATAAACACAACTTCTTCATATTCAAGATCATAGAATAATATATCTGCTACTTGTTGTCCATTATCATTTGTTTCTATTAATACTAATGCATTATTATAAGATTTAGCTGTTTGATACAAATATGTGGGAAGAATTTGTGTTGATATTTGGTTGTTTATATACTTAGCTACAATTTTAAAAGGATACTCGGTTATATCAACCACTATATATGCACTATTATCGTTACCTGTTCCTCTAGCAACATCACACATTACGATATATTGATGATTTTCTTCTGCATTTTTATATACAGTTAGACCTTCTTTGCAGTATATGTATTTGTCAGAAGACATAGTTTTAATATATCTTGATTTAATTAATGTATTTGATGATCCACAAAATTCTGCGTTCATTTCTTGTTCGAACTTATCTTCTCCTAAAATAGATAACGTTCTCAGTCTCCATGCTTCGTCTCTTCCAGGTACGTCAGACCAATGGACAAAAATAGGATTAAATTGATTCATATTATTAATAGCATCATTCCACATTCTGTAAAATAAATTATAACCGTTAGGTGTAGATGTTATGATTGTTTTTGTCTCTTTACCTGATGAAATTGTAGGATACACAGAAGTAAAAAATTCTTCCGCTGTTCCTGCTTGAACAAATGCAAATTCGTCCAAAAATAATAGTGAAATGGCTGCTCCTCTGATTGCAGTCGATGAAGTTGATGAAGCCATAATCCTAGAACCATTTTCAAGTTCTATGGAGCCTTTGTTCCATACTTTTACTCCTTGTTGTAGAAAAAAAGGAAGTGCTTCATACATTCTTTGAAATCTATAAAGGATTTCTCTAGCGCCGGCAGCTTTATTCGCTAATATTGCACAATTCTTATCTTCATGAAAAATTACATACCAACAAAAAAATGCAGCAACTGTTGTGGATTTACCTATTTGTCTAGCAGCCAGTACGATACTATCTCTGTTATGAGCAAAACTTCTAATCATGTCTTCTTGAAAATCAAATAATTCAAATGGGATAAACCCTAAATCAACATGTACTATTTTACAATATGTCTTAATGAAGTATATGGGGTCATTTTTACATTTTACAAATTCTTGTATTTCTTGTAAAGTGTAATTATAATGGTAATTTTCAGATCTTAAATTTGGATTATTTAAATAATACTTAATTGGATGGGTCATTGTTTATAATAATATCCTCAATTGTGTCAACAGTTGCTCTATTATCTTCTAAAAATTTAGAAAGATCTTTTGTTGATCCTATATATATTGTTTGATTTGTTTGTGTTATTGTTCCGTTTATTATATTTTCTTTTTGTGTTCCTGCTTTGGCATTGTTTACTTCAATATCAGATTTAGTTTTAGCAGCATCTACTACACTATTTGATACATCATTCATACTTTTTAAAAGAGCAGCAATAGTTTGAAAATATTTTACATCTGAAGTTTCTCTCGCTAAATCTGTTAATTCCTGCAGAGACGAAAATCCTAATTTATACAATTCTTTTTGAGTTTCTTTTGTAAACTCATAATCTTCTTCATATTGATTAGAAGATGTTTTTGTATATTCTACCACATGATTATCTTCAATATCTTGTGGTTTTATACCGAGAGCATCTTCTAATTGTTGAATAACTTTTGATTTATCCTTCACTATAACCCCGTATTAGTACATTAGTATTTTTTGAAATTCTGAGTAAATATCACCATCAGCAACACCAGTCCCTGTACATTTAACAGTTATCTCTGCTGTTGAATCAAGAGCTAAGGTTCCTAAGAATGTTTTAGTGTACTCTAACCCAGCAACTCCTGTAAAAGTTGCTGTTCCGAAATATTCCTGAGTTGATGCTGTTGTTCCAACTACATCAACTTCAATGCGCCAGTTACCTGCTACACTCGCTGTAAGAGCTTCAGAAAGGATTTGAGTTCCTCCGATATACATCTTAAGAGTCTTAGCATTAGCATTACTGATTTGGCGACCATGTTGTACTATGCTGATACCTCTGTAGTTTAGTGCTGACGAAGTATTACCTCGAGTAGAGAGTGTGTATGGTTGCAAGTTGTATGACATGAGGTCACTTTCAGTAGCTCCTACGTTTATGTTACCAAACGTATTTACTCTGATCGCAGCATCTGTACCGTAAGGAATGATTCCATTTGTTCTTGTACTTGGCACAAAAGGATTGATACCTATAGGAGCAGTATTCCCAGCATAAACCCCAATTGCGGTATTCTCTGTTGCTCTTATAAAAATAGTTGTATGTGTTGTATTACCTTCTCTAATGAGAGCATTATTCAAAATACGGACATTCTGAACATTATAAACTCTACCCACATAGGTGTTGAGGGATAAGTACCCTGGTGTTCTTGTTACTACTCTATTTCCAATTAAGTCAAAATTATCTGAACTCGTCGTCCATCCACACTCAAATGCTACCTCAGTTGGATCGTCGAATATGCAATTAACAATAGCATTATTGTGCCCTAATAAAGCTGCTGCTCTGGAGAATCCTTTTATTGTAGAATCAGTGATTCGGGATCCGTTATCACCTGATAAAGTGTAGAATCCAGTACTAACAGCATTACTCGTAGCAAGCGTTTCAGGATTGATACGAATAGTTCTATAAGGGCTTCCTATGATGTCGCAGTTCTCTACAACAATTTTAGTATTACCGTTTGATCCAGCAGAGTTTGCAATAGCTGTACCAAACCCAATAGCATTGATACGACTATTAGCTATTCTTAATGTCCCTTTGATATTCGCTGCCCAGTCAATGCAACTAAGGCAGTTTACTCCAACATCTGTAAGAGCTTTAGCAGTACCACCTGAGACATACGCATTTGTAAATGTAGATGCTTGCAGATCAATATGTGTTGCATCAATCTTTGTTATAGTCCATGTACCGTTAGCTTCGGTAGTACCTGTAACTCCTGTGACAGTAACAAAGTTTCCAGTTTGGTAGTTAGCAGCATCTAAAGTCAATCGGATAAGACCTGATCCATTATTAGCAGCACCTGTAATATCTTTTTCCCAAATGTAAGGAGTAAAGTTTGAGCTTGGTGCAATGTCTAAAGATCTCGCTTCGTGATATCCTCCTTGGTATTTCAAACATCTTCTTTCACCGTGAGAATATCTTAACACAGCATTTTCTAAAGTTCCTGTCATCTGTGTAGGAGATTGCGTATCAAGGAAATGAATGAAATCAATATCATCACCATATACACCTCTTCCAGTTATATTGATGTTGTTGAGGTAATATGTTTTAGAGTTAAATACAAGTATATGTCTTACTGTCCCTGGTTGATCAGCATATACTCCATTAGGAACATCTCTAAAGTCATCTCCGGTATAACCATCAACAACTACTCTATCACATGTTGTGGTGTATATTCCATATACACCTGATGTTGTAGATGATCCTGTTGCTTGTCCAAGGTTAACCATTTTAGTATTATACATTTCGAGAGACCCTTGATATGCTTTGATAGCAATTGGAGCACCGTTATGCTGTCCGTCTAAGTTGAATCCTTGAATTTTTGTAATACAATCGGTGAGGTCCAGCATTTCTTTATTAGGGTATAAAGCTGGATCTGGAATAATTAAAGACCCAATAGCAAATTGTATATTGATTGTTTCATTTGATACAACAGTTTCACCAAGATTATATGTCCCTGGCAGTACAAGGATTTGTAATCCATTAGCAGCCGCTATATCAGCCAATAGAGCAGTAGCGTTTTGTGATGCAGTGTTTGTTGTTAACATTGTTGATATAAAAACACCACTATTTTCTACAAGATTGTCTCCTGTTATTTTATATGATACTCCATTATAAGATACTGGGATGACAGCATCTCTCGGCATTGTTTCAATTGTCGGGAGTGATGAAATTTTCTTGGACATAAATTACCTCTTTCTAGTATTTATTGTAATGTTATATAATTATAGATTCTTCGCCATCCGATGATATAATATCATTACCTTCTGACAATAAAAATTGAATAGGATCTCCATTTGAATCCAACAATGGTTCTCCATCAGCTCCTATATGATTTTTATCGAATATAATAGTAGAAGCTTGCCAATCATCTGTCTCTTCTGCATCTATTGGATCCACGGACACTTGTATAACTTCTTCTTTAGAATTGATTGACATATCTCTATTATTATATATAGATATTAGAACTTTTCTAATAACATTAGCATCTGATATATTAGGATATAGATAAGATTTTGCTGTGAATTGAAGAGTCCATATCAATATTCTTTCATCATCAAACATCCCTTCTACTATATCTTCCTTTTCAATTTGATTGAAAATGATAGGAACATCTCTAGTTATCCCAAGTTCTGGCACCTCTTTCACTGTAAGGTTAAACGATGGAGAAAAATTGGGAAGAATTTGTTCTATTATCTGTAATCCATCATCTATTGTTTTTGATGCAATATACACTTCATATATAAAATTATAAGGCACAGGTGTCATCTGCCCTATGTATGCTACAGGATCTATTGTTTTAGGTGCTATTGTTCTATTTGTTGTAGGCAATTTTCTGGAAGGGTCATACTCCATATCAATTAACTGATAGGCTATCCTTGGAAGAGATATCTTAGTTTGAACTTTTTCTTGAGCAGGGCTGTGCTGTTTAGTGAATACGTATGATTTATCTCCAGTAGCATATATAAGAGGAACTTTAACAGTTCTTATTGATGTTCCTGTGCCTCCTATGTCAGCAAATCTTGTAATTGTTATATTATTAAACAATGAACCTACAGCTGCTGTAAGTTTTCTAATAGATGCTAAGTATAAAACTGGTTGACCACTAAACATTAATTACCTGTTGTTTCTCCAAAAGGATTCGATTCAGACCAATCTAAAGAAATTGTAGCTTCTTCTTCAATAGTAGGGTGATGATTATCTATACCTCTATCTTCAAATATATCAGGGTCTAACTGCGTATCTATTTCACTAATACTTGTGTTAAATTCATCGTAGGAATATCTATACAATGTTCCTTTAATCTTGTAAGTGTATAATTTAGATAAAGAATAAAATTGGTTTACTCCTGAAATTGCACCAGGTTCGTCCTCTACAAACTTTATTTCAAACAAATGTTTTGATAAAGGAAAATATATAAGATCTCCTGGTAGTGGATGATCCTGATCAACTTGTTCATTAAATCTTTTTCTAGAGAATACAAGATCTATAGTATCATCAACTTCTAATCCAAATTTAGAAAATATCTCCCCTTGTCCTCCAAAATCATTAACTCCCATTATATACATCTCTAAACAAAAATATTTCGAATATGTTTCGGTCGGAACTTCTTGAAATAAAGGATCATCAGTAAACATATCTCTAGGGATATAATAAAAATCTTGACCAACCGCTTGAATATACTCAATTATATTCGCTTCTACCAAATTTTGTTCGTTAGAAGCGCCAATTCCTTGTCCGTTATTAAAATATCTATTTGTTGTCAATTTTATGCCATCGAAAAGTCAATAGGGAGTTGATATTTAATAGTTAATTCTTCTTCTAATTTTAGAATTTCTTCTTTAGCTTCACTCTTCAATTGGTCTCCATTCATAGAGACTCCTCCTAATAATTGGACATTTTGAAATTTAGACATATTCTGTCCCCATTGGAGTTTTATGAGAGCAGTAGCATAATTTTGAAGCCATACATCTCGCCATATATTATAAACCATATCTCCTGTATCTGTCTCTTCGTTGCTTCCATGAAGCTTTTTCAGACATCTTATAATGAGATATCCCTCTCTATTATAAGCATCTACAAGTCCTCCTGCTATTATTAGTTT